TGCTGCACTACGCTCGGCCACAGCGTTCGCCTCGGCCTGCTTGGCCTCGTAGTTCGCCATCGCCTGCGCCTGCTTGCCCTGCTGCAGCATGGAAACGCCTTGCATCACGGTGGATGCGATCATCATCGGAACGGCAAACGCGCCCATCTTCACAGCTCCTTCGAATAGACGGGCCCGAGGAACTCGAACCCGCAGTGCTCATACAGCCGGGCAGTGCGCTCCGGATGCACGCCCGTGGTGATGCCCATCTCTACCCTGCTTGCGCCGCGCCCCTTCGCCTCGCGCTGGAAGGCCTGAACCATGCGCAGCGCGAGCCGGCCACCTCGGGCGCCGGGGTCTAGGAAAACCGCGTACTCGTAGGCAACGCGGCACACCGTGAACCAGTCGTCCGCCACCACCCCGACAACGCCGCCAACGATGCGCCCGCCGTCATCGGCCACCAAAACCACACCGTCCGGCGAATTGATGAGCGAGGCGATCAGGTCGGCGACGCGCGACTCCGACAGTGGCCTGTCTCGATACCGACTCTCGGCGTGCATCACATGCGCGAGTCCGAGGAGCTGCGGCAGGTCTGCCAGCGTGGCCATGCGCACGTCAGTCATTGATGGTCGCCTCACGTATCAGCGCCAGGATGTGCCACGGGTAGGGCTGGTCCTGCTCGATGGTGATTTCATTCACGCCGTCTTCGAAACCAAGCAGCGGGATTTCCTTGTCGCCGGTGAAAGGCTGCGGCGGCTGGTCGAGTACGCCGGCGCCGAACGCCCGGAACGACAGCGGCTTGCCATTGACCGAGCAGCCGACGGTGTCCAGCAGGCGCAGGGTCAGTTTCCCGGTGCGCATCTTGGCGCCCTGCGACGTGCCGCGCGCGCCTTGCACTTCCGGCGTCAGCGTCACGATCTGCGAGGTGTAGGGCAGGCCGATTTCTACATCGGATGCGGCGCGCTCCAGCACCACCTGACCGCTGGCCACCGTCACCGATCCGATGACCACGCCGTCCGCTTTCACGGTGACCGTCTTGCCTTCGAGGTGATCGAGGCCGGTCCAGACGTTCGTCGGCGTGCCGGCCGTGCCAACGATGGCGCTGTCGGTGTGCAGGTCCGGGTCCATGCGCTCGATGTACCTGCGCGCGGTGCCGTTGATCGTTCTCCGCACGACGACCCACACCTGATCACGGCCGTCCTCACCCGGGATGCAGGTCACGTGCTCGAACGCGCCGTCGGTGGTGTGCCGCGCCCAGCCGATCACATCCTGGTCGCGGTCCAGCGTCATCGAGATGAGCAGGCCATCCGCGCGCACGGCCCACACGATGGACTCCGGCTCCTGCTGGTAGGCCATATCCACGATGCCGCCCTCGGTCAGGTGCTCGCCCAGAACCGCGAGATCGGGCGCTGCGAACGTGTCCTGATCGAACCGGTACGCCATCGCCCGAAGCTTGCGGCCGGCGCGCTGCCAGAACAGCAGCTCGTTGCCGATCCGCACCGGACGCGTGAGGCCACATCCATAGACCGACTGCTGCTTGATCTGCACATTGGTCGGCGTGAGCGGCTTTTCCACCCCGCCGGTCATCGTGAATTCGCCGCCGTAGGTCAGCGCCGCCAGCACCTTCACCTGTGCAAGATGCGCGATCGGGTTGATCTGGTCGGATGCCAGCGTGAAGCTGGCTGCATCATCGTCCAGCGTGCCCAGCTCGAAGTTCAGGGGCACATCGATGCGCGAGAGCCAAACCGTCTGCGGGTAGTTGTTCGACCCGCCAAGCACCAAGCGCTGTTCGAACATCGTGCAGGCGCCTGGGTAGCCGTCGCGGCTGTTCCAGACACTGCTGTTCAGGGTCCAGCTGTTGGCCGGGGCGCCGACCGTGGCGTCCAGCAGCGCGCGGATTTCTCCATCTACGATGGTCGCTGAGGTGTAGCCGGTGATCTTCACCAAGCCGCGGTTGATTCGCACGTACTTGCCGACGTCCGTGTTCCGCCATCCGTCCGCCGCCAGCGTGAGCGTGACCGCATCGCCGACCGGCTCCTTCTTGTTGCATGTGCATTTAGTCTGCGGGCTGCCGGCCAGATTCCACGCCTCCGACGCCAGTGACGTGCTGGCAAACGCCTGCAGCACCTCGACGGTGACGACGGTCGCGGACGTGTATGCGGTGATGACCGCGAGCCCTGCGCCGCTGATGATCTCGCGCCCCACGTCCGATGCGAGCCACACGCTAGCACCAGCCGTTGCCGTCACACCGGTGCCCACCGCAGCCGACGAGAGCGTCACCGCCACGGCAGGCCACATGCCCAGCTCGTCGAACGGCTCGACGTCAAAGGGCGTGTCCGCCAGCGCCCACTGGTCGACCGCATACCGCTGCAGCCGCTGCGTGTAGCTGTCCGGGTGCGCGATGAACATCGTGTCCGCGCTCTGCACGTAGTTGATGACCTGCACCTGCGTCTCGTCGAACGGCGTGGCGATCTCGTAGGGCACGCCGGCAACGGTCACCTGCCCTTCCTCGCGGAACACGCGCATGTAGCTGTCGCCGAACTCCAGCACGTAGGCCTGCGAGCGGTTGAAGATGTACGGCACCAGGCGCACGGGCTTCGTGCTGTCCTTCACCTCGGCATAGAAGCGCAGGCCATAGCGGCGCATCGCCCCGCCCTGGATGACCGGAAAAGCGTTTTCCATCCGCTTCACGCCGTTGGCGTAGCGCGAGATGTCTACCCGGCCCATCAGGCGCGGGCTGATCTCCCCGGCGGTGAAGTTGGTCGTGATGAGGTTGATCTTCCCCACGGCGTCAGAACCTCCGGCCGCCGTAGCGGCTCGCCAGCAGCGGGAAGTCGCCGAAGGTCTCCGCCGGCTGGTCCTGGCCATCCACGGCGCGGGCCTCCTTCAGCACGTTGCGCACGACGGCCGTGACCAGCTCTTCCAGCGTTCCGGATGCCGTGATCGGGTAGGCGAATACCTGACGCATCGAGAGCACTGCGGCATGGATCAACAGCGCGTCCCACGTCGATTCGTCTTCGTTGCGCCAGATGTAGCGCAGGTAAAACACGGCCTCGTCGGACAGGAACCAGCCTGACTCGTGGCGGTAGTCCATCACCTGCGTGTCGTACTGCCCCACCTGCAGCGTGCGCATCCAGTCGTCCGGCTGCCGGAAGCGGTAGGCGAACCCGAAAACCGGCGCACTGGTGTCGGGCGACAGGACGACGCGCTTCGTCGCGCAGTTCCACGGATGGCAGCGCAACAGGTAGTTGCGGATGGTGGGGTACAGGTTGGCCGCGACCAGCGCGCGGTCGGTGTTCTCGTCGAAGCTGGATATCGGCTTGTCGCCGAGCATCAGCAGAGCCTGGGAGCAGATCGCAACGGCGTTTGTCATCGGTGTCGCGCCTCAGTCATGCAAAAGGCCGGACGAGGTTTCCCCCGCCCGGCCCGTGGTTGTGCTGCCGGTCAGGCGGCGATCAGTTGCCGTCGACGTAGCGCACCTTCAGTGTGACGTCACCGGCCGCGGTGGTGGCCGCGGTCAGCGTCATCGCCACGTCGTACAGCTTGCGCGGATCGGCCGACAGACCCAGCGCCTGCCACAGCGGCTGTTCGATGTCCTCGACGCCATACACCCCCGACTCATGCACGATGTTCGTGCCGGTGGTGATGGCCGAGGCGATCGACTGCGCGCTGGCGAAGAAATCCGCATCGACGACCGCGCCGCTGTTCACGGTCGGCACGTCGTACAGGCCCACGTCACCGGCACCACTGGTGATCGCGTCGCACAGCAGGATGACTTCCGACACGCGGGCGCCCGACGGGATGCGCGCGAAACGGTAGATCGAGCCGATGCTGTCGCCGTTGGCCGCCGCCACAGTGCCGACCGACTCCTTCATGCGGCCTTCCTGCAGGCGGGTGCTGTTGAGCTTCTGCGTTGCGGTGTCCGCGTTCGTGATCGCGGTGGACTTGGTTTCAACGACTGCCATGATTCATTCTCCTTTGCGGTCCGCGATTACGATTCGACGCAGGCGACTTCGACGACCTTCTCTTCCTCGATGCGCACGGAGCCCAGCGACTGCTTGGCGTAGATGCGCACGTTGAAGCCCTTGCCGGGATCCTTGCCGACCTCGGTCGTGATGTTCTGGCCGATGCCCAGCGCAACACCGGTCTTCGCCCAGGCGTACAGGTAGCGGGTGGTCGAAACCTTCGGGAAGCCCTCGAACGGGATCATCCGGAAACCCATCAGCGTGGCTTCCTTGATCTGGCCAGACTGCAGCGACAGCACGGTGTTGACCTCGGTATTGGTCAGCGTGGTGTCGGACAGCAGGTCCGAGAGGCCGGTCGAGCTGTAACCCATGAACAGCATTTCGCCGTTCTCCTCGTCCGCCTCGTTCGCGCGGAAGAGCTTGCGGGCCTGGATCATCTTGGCCTTGGTCAGACCCGTGCCGCCGACTGCGATCTTCTGCGAGGCAGGAAGCGCGATGTTGCCGGTCGAGGAACGGCTGTTGCCGCCCAGCGCCTGCGCCACCACATCGTCCTTCGCGCGGTTCATCGCGGCGATCATCGCGTTCACGTACTCGGACGTCGGATCCACCAGCATGCGGATCTTGTCCTGGTCGTCGAGCATGTCGCCGTCTTCCCAGTCGAACAGGTCGATGAAACGGGTCGAGTGCGGCTGATCGTTGATCGGGGTGTCGCCGTGGCGGGCGGTGCGGCGCTGTGCGGCACGCTTGCCGAGGCGGTTGATGGACTTGGACATGCCAACGATGCCCGGCTCCAGCGTGACGGCCGATTCGAAACGGCTGGTCTTCTGCTGGGCGACGTGCAGGAAGTTGTCCGCAAACTGCTGGACGAATGCTTCGTTGATCTGGTTGCTCATGATCTGCGTTCTCCGAGAGGGGAAAGCGCCGGATCAGGGTGTCCGCGAACGCGGGCCTGCTGCTGCTGCACGCCGCTCGCGTCGGCTATGTCACGCGAGGGCTATGGGCCACGGGATCGGGTGTCCGCACGCCACTGCGGGCCGATGTCATGGCCGCAATGGTCGTGCGAGGGGATGGCCGGTTTCCCGGCAAAAGGAAGGGTCAGGCAGTGCAGAGCTTGGTGCGCAGTTCGTAGCCCATCAGCGGCCAGATCTTGGCCACGGCGTTTTGCCGGGCGATCTTGCGGCCAAGCTCGGCGTCGAAGTTCTCGGGACTGGCGCAGGCCGACTCGCCGGTGACGGTGAAGCCGTTGCGCAGCACCAGCACGCAGAAGGTCAACATATCAAGCGGCGCAGGAGGGATCTCGCCAGACACATACCCTACTGCCTGCGCCGCCGTGAAGTAGTGCTCGCTGACGATGTTCGCCTCGACATCCTCTGGCGTAACACGCGGCGCGGTCAGGCCCTTGGCCTGAATTTCCTGCTCGATCGCTGTGTCGTTCATCTCTGAGTCTCCTGGTTACGCGCGGGTCTGAATGACCGCGCCGCCGCCGAGCTGCTGCGGCTTGGTGCCGTAGCGCTTGGCATACAGCGCGTCGAGCTTCTGCTGCACAGCCGGCCGGCGCTTGTCGCTCACCGGCATCTGCGCGAGCTGGTTGCGCAGGTCAGCGGTCTGCGTGTTGAAGTCCTCGTCGGACATGCCAGACGACATGCCGGACGTGTTCGGGCTGCTGTCCTCGCCCAGCTCAGGCGCGAGTGCTGCGACCATGCGGATGAACAACGGGTGATTGCCCAGTCCGGACGCCTCGATCTCTTCGAACGACACGCCGGCCTTCGACGCCAGCATTTCGGTTACGCGGTAGGCGCCGCGGATGCCTTCCGTCTGCTCGGCCGGCGTCTTCCACACCTGCGCAAGGGCTGCGTTGCAGTCCTCGACGGTCAGCGCGCCAGCACCTTCGACCAGCATCGGTGCCAGGCGAGCGTACTCGCCCAAGATGAACGACAGCTGATCGTTGGTCACACCCTTGGCGTGCGCGCCCTTCAGGAAGGACTGCATTTCCGGGTCGGCCTTGAACTCGTCCCAGTTGAATCCCTCGGCCTCGACCTTCGGTGCGTACTCGTCCGGGCTCTTGGGCGGCACGTCACCGGCGCCAAGCCGCTGCGACAGGTGCGCGTAGCCCTCGGCTACTTTCTTCGCCGACGCTTCGAGGTCGATTTCTCCGCCGTCTTTCGCGACGCGGTACTTCTCGGGGAGCCAGTCGAAGCCGTTGCCGTTGCTGCTGGCTGCTGACTGCGCTCCTGCAGCGCTTGCACCAGCGCCGGATGCGAGAGCAGAGACGGGTGCTGCAACACCACCGGTTGCCCCGGCCGCGCCTCCTTGATCTGCTGCAGCGCCTGCACCAGCCCCACCGGCTGCACCGGCTCCGCCCCCCTGCGTGCCATCAGTCGCCTGATCCATCCAAACATAGCGGTTACCCTTCATGGTCATAGGTCTGTACTCCGTTGGCCTGGTTGATGCGAGCGACGATGAACTCGATGACCGAGCGCGCGCCGTCGCGGTGATAGGTCTGCAGAATCGCGTCGATGCCCCCGGTCACCTTCGCCGGGCGGCAGAACCTCGCGGTCAGCTCTTCGAGGATCTTCGCGCCCTCGGCGTGGTTCTCGAAGACGTTGGCGTAGGTTTCGGCGGGGAGTTGGTCGGGTTTGGTCATGGGGGAAAGCCCGCGCGGGGCGGGCTGTGGGGTTATGCGCGTGACAAGTTCCACAGCGTCGGGCGTCCGATCAGTACATCTGCCGAGCCGCCGGCGCTGCCGAAACGGACATCAACACGCAACTGCAATGCGGTGATGGTCGCCCCAGCCGGCAACGCAGCGGCAAGCGTGCGCTGTATGCCACCTACAAAATCGGCTCCGTAGGCTGCATCGACAGCACTATTACGCAGAGCCTGGTTGTAGTTGATCGAACCCCCATCAACCTGCGCCTGGATGAAAAGATTTACCGCGGTCAGGTTGGTGTGTGACGAAATCCGGATGTCGCCCAGCGCCTGAAGAACCTCTCCCGGCGATACTCCCTGAGTGATGTTCCCGGTATTCCGAAACGTCCAACGATCGTTTGCCGCGGCGCCGCTGATCTGCAGTCGCTGATCGCTGCCGACACCGTCCGCGCGCGCGACGAGTGAACATGCACATGCGCCTGTGCCTGCTACTGCGTGGTCAACATCAAATCCGGCAGCCACGTTTCCGGTCGGCGCTGTGCCGCCACCGGTTGCAGTTTTCCCGCCGGTCGTGCCCGCCAGAATCGGAGCCGGCAGCAACTGGTTTGATGCGTTGTTAGTCGGGTAGGCATCTGCTGCAGAGGCGACGAGTCGCGCACGGCCGGGGTAAAGCCCGGACAATCGCGCTGCGACAGCAGCGCCCACCTTGGCCGCGCCTGCGTTATTCCAATGCACCGCTCCGTCCAGGAGTCCGGCCGCAGCGACGAACTGCGTACTGGTCGGATCTATGATCGCGTCGACCGCTTTTTCGACCACGATGAGGTTACGCCGGACAGCCTGCTGCGCCGCAGCCCAGCGATTGACCTGCAGCGCGTAACCGACCTTGTTCGCGTCAATGTAGGCGCGCGGCGTCACCGGAATGTAGATCAGCGGCTTGTCGGACAACTCGTCGAAAACCTGAGCGAGCCCCGCAATCGTTTCATCGCCCGTTCGCAGGTCGCCCCAGATGTCATTCGTTCCGAGGCTCAGGAATCGAATGTCACAGGCCACACCCTTGATTTCCGCCATCCGCGCCATGACATCGTCGGTCGAGTCCCCGATGACTGCCTGATCGGCATCGGCCGCCCACTCCCATGCCTGCCCCAGCACCATGTTCGCATGATTCAGCGCACCGTATCCGACCAAGCTATTTTCCGTCGCGGTCGTGAGAAACGTTCTGTCCAACTGCGAGTCGCCGACAGCCATTGCAATCGGTGGGCGCGCCGACGCGTAAGCGCCTATACCCGCACCAGCCGCCCCCACCACCGCAGCGGCGTACTCCTGCGGCTGAGTATCCCGCGGCTCCCACCCGTTCGGCCCGAGCGTCGTGCTGAATCCCATGCTGATCCCCTTATGCCGCGAACGCCTGCTTCACCGCGGCGTCACCTGCTGATTGCGTGAGTGCGGCGGCCTGCTGCTGCTCGGCCGCCTCCTGCTGTGCTTCCTGGCGCTGATCGCGCACAGCGTCCCGATCGGCAACCGGGCGCAGCGTCTTCTGAGGCACGCCCAGGTTCTCGGCGACCTCGCGGAACGCCTCGTCGTGGTCGATGTTGTCGAACACCTCGGGCGCGACCTGGGCCATGCCGGCACCCATCTCGTAGAGGCGTTGCACTGCGGTCACGTCTTCGAACTTCTGGGCGCGTGCAAGCGGGCCGATGTAACGCACCGTGAAGCCAGCTCGCTGCAGCGATTCGGGCGCCTGACCAAGCACGCCGGCGCGGTACATGATCCCGAAGCAGCGTTCGATCAGCGGCTGCAGGTACTCGGCTTGAAGGCGGCCGTAGATCGGCCCTAGCATCTGGCGCACGAGGCCGACGCGGACGTGGATCTCTGTCGCGGTCATGGCCGGACCGTCCTGCGGCTGCAGTTGGTCGGCCATCATGATCTTGCGGATCTGCGCCTGGATCCGCTCGATCTTGCTGAACGTGACGTTGAAGTCGGAGCCCGGCACCAGCGGCTTCATCGAATCGACGCTGTTCGCGACGACGATCTTGCGCGGGCCGATGCGCACCGTGCGCGGGTTCAGGACGCCATCGTCCTCAGCGATCCACATGCCGGCAATGGCGAGGTCCAGCGACGCCAGCTCCATCCGGCAGATGGCGTTGATCTGGCGCATGGCAGGCAGCGCCTTGAATGCCTGACCGAGCGCGTAGGGGCTGCCCGGAATGCGGTGCCACCGCGGCGCGACGCACGGGAACTCGTGGTAACCCGACTCGCGGACCATGAGCTTCTGCCCCACCTCGATGATGCGCGAGGCGAACGGCAGGTTGCGCGCCAGCCGGGCGCCGACTACCGACACACGGCGCGGCTCGATGGCATGCACGAAGCGCACCTTCTCGGCCGGCTTGTCCTGCGCGAGCTTCTTGGTCTTGTCGCTCACCGCTTCGCCGTACTGCGTGACCGCCTGCTGTGCGGTCAGCTCGAACTCGCGATAGACCACGTCGATCCGGCCGCCCGGCTTGGTCGATGCGATGAAGCACTCGGACAGCGGCCACTGCTCGAACCGGAATCCGCCCTCCTCCGCCTCCTCGACGTACAGCACGAACCACCCGGCATCGACAGCATCCGTCAGCGCATCCACGCTCTCGGCGTCGAAGTTGCTGGCGTGGATGTTGGTCCAGAGCGCACGGGCAGCGCCGGACAGCCAGCGCTTGCCCTCATCGTCGGCCATGCCGGTGCCTGGCTCCAGCTCGAACCACAGGCTGTTCGGCGGCGTCATGCCGCTGGCGATGTTGGAAACGAGAAGGTCAGCCGACTCGGTGCCGGTGGTGTCGATCAGGTCAGCCTGGCGCGTGTCGGCCTGCTGGGCGTCCTTGATCAACTCATCAAACCCGTGCGAGCGCATCGGGTGCGTGTGCA